GTGAAAAGCTACTATGAGCGTGCGGAGGCGTTGTACAACTCCATGTACATAGATTGTGACGGAGAAACGCCTATGTTGCGTGCAAAGACCATAGTAACAATCGACTGTGGCACGCCAAAAACAAGGGCGATAGATGACGGCATAGACTTTGACGGAGGAACACCAATGTCAAGGTTGCTTGCAAGCTAGACGGAAAGGAGTGATTATATATGGCGGCAATAAGACCGTGTACAGGCACTACGGCTCAATGGGCTAGTGTCGCAGACATTTTAGTTTTAAAGGAAAGAGAGATAGGCGTTGAGATAGCCACAAGGACAGACGGAACGGAATATGTGGTTGTAAGGCAGGGTGACGGAGAAAAAGAGTTTTCGCAATGCAGGGTGTTATTCGACCAGTCGGCATACGAGGACGCCTTATCCGAAACAAAAACAAGTATGGCTACAGTGCAGACGTTTGAGCAGAATATGCGTGACAGTGCGGCTAGTGCTAATTTGGCGGCAAGTTCAGCAAACACAGCGGCTGCAACAGCTAATGCGGCTGCTAAGGCTTGCGAGGACGCTTTAGACGGCATGAATACAATGGTTGACACCGTTACTGGCAAGTCGGTAGTTTTGGGTGTTGAGGACGGATTATTAACATTAAGGGAGGCATAGATAAATGGCAAGTGGTGATTTAATTTCAAAGGTTGCGGACAAGGACACGTTGGATAGGACGTATGCCAATACAAACGCTATTTTGGCGGCAGTCGGTACAGATGTGCAACCGCAGGGAATAAAAAGGTATGGCGTGAAGATTAACAAGAATGACAGCAATCCGAGTACAAGGGTTGAGTATTTGTTTGATGCCGTGGGAATGACACCAGCGAGCATGAATTATTCGGCAGGGACATTCGATTATGGAAGTTGGGGTGATGTGTTCTTTGTCAAGAACAACTACCCAGCAATGGTTAAGTATGACGGAACGGAGGATTACAAGCTTTCGACAACCGACCATGCGTATAAAGAGGACGGAACAACGGCAAGCGATGTTTCCAACATGAATTATGGCGGTAATGCAATGAGCGTGTTTGACGGAACAGTTGACGGCAAGATTTGGCTTTCACAGTTTGAGATTGGAAATTACGAGTATATGATTATTTCAAACGTGCAGTATGACGAAAGCTATAACGATGACGCTTACATTCGCAAAGACGGCACACACGCTGACAAGCTGTATTACCCCATGTTCAAAGGCAGTTTTGACGGCACACGCATAAGGTCTATCGCAGGGCAGACCGATAAATGCAATACAACGGCAAGTCAGGAAATCGGATATTGTGAGGCTAACGGCACGCATTGGGGAATGTGGGATTGGGCACACCAAAACCTATTGCACGCAATGTGCGTAATCATGTCAAAGTCAGACGATTGTCAGACGGCTTTCGGGCGTGGGCAGGACAGCGGATATAGTTCAAGTGCTACAAACTACGGCAAGCTGTCAACTGGAACATTGACCGACAAGGGGCAGTTCTACGGCTACAATGACGGCACGCATGACGTTAAGGTGTTCTATATGGAAAGCCGTTGGGGGCTTCGTTGGGATAGAATGTTGGGGCAGATTTTGAACGAGGGCAAGTTGCTTGTAAAGATGTTCCCACCTTATAATTTAACTGGTGACGGATATACAGATGTTGGAATTACGCCTAGCGGTACGAGTGGAGGGTATATCTCTAAGACCCTTGTAAACAAGTACGGCAGACTTCCCAAGGTGGCTAGTGGCTCATCAAGCACGTATCTGTGTGATGGACTGTATTTCAATAATAGTGGTGTCCGTGTCGCTCTCGTTGGCGGTGATTGCCTCGCTGGGTTGCTTTGCGGTTCGCTCTACGTGCATTGGTACCACACCGCTTCTGATACGTACTGGGACTTCGGTGCTTCCATTATCTTGGAACAGCCTGTAGTGGCGTAGCCACAAGGGGGAGGTTTGGGGGTGGAACTCCCCCAACATAATTAAATCTAGCCGTTACAAAAATAGCACGATAAGTCAAGATTGTGCTTGACCTAAGACTGGTATCATGTTAATATATTTGTAGCGGCTTTCAGCCTATAATTGAATAGGGAAATGAGTTTATGGGTGTTCGTTCAAACCCATAGGGATATAGGGTACGACAGACCGAGTGTTCGTGTCGCTCTCGTTGGCGGTAATTGCAACAATGGGTTGCATTGCGGTTCGCTCTACGTGAATTGGAACAACACCGCTTCTAATGCGAACTGGAACATCGGTGCTTCCAACATCTTATTACATGGTATATCAACATAATGTAGCCTATGTTCCTCACCCCTTGGTGAAAATTAACCCGACACAGGATACTGCTAGTAAGCATTAAAGCCCAACGTGGTATAGGGAATAAGATAATGGAAAATTATCGCAAATCCATGTAAGACCTGAAACAAAAGAAAAGAGGTAATCGTTATGCATAGCTATAATGGATTATTTGACAAAACAATTTCAAGGGAAAACCTTGAATTGGCATTCAGAAAAGCCGCCAAAGGTAAAAGAAAACGTAAAGATGTCCAAAAGGTGTTTAAGAACTTAGGCAAGCATATTACCAAACTTCAATACAAGTTGGAGAAAGGGATATACTATCCTGACTACCATACACCGACAATAATAAATGAATCTAGCAGTAAAAAGACGAGGGAGATTGTGAAGCCCTCTTTTTTATATGAACAAATCGTACACCATGCGGTTATGCAAACATTCATACCGATTATAACACCTGAATTTTACGAGTTTACGTGCGGTTCAATTCCTAAACGTGGCACAAGCTACGGCAAGAAATACATGAGGAAATGGATTGACAGCTACAAAGGACAGAAGTTGTATGTGATGAAAGCGGACGTACACCATTTCTATCCGTCTATAGACCGAGAGATTTTAAAGGCGAAACTTGCAAGGAAGATTAGGGATAAGCGGTATTTGAGGTTGCTGTTTATTATAGTCGAGTATGACAGGATAGGCGAGGTGTTCCACTTGCTAAAGAAAGCCAATGTGCAGTTGTCCGAGGTTCAGACAGAGATATTATTAACCGCTATGGCATTTTGCGATGACGAATCGGCAATCGACGTTTTGGACAGTTTGGACTTGCCTATAGAACTACATAATAAAATTGGTTCGGCAATATTAAGCCGTGTCAAAGGCATACCACTAGGCTATTACACAAGTCAATGGTTAGGTAATTTTTATTTCAGCGACTTCGACCATGAAATCAAGGATTTATTGCAAGGTTGCAAGTTCATGAGATATGTTGACGATATTGTAATACTCCATAAGAATAAGAAGAAACTCCGCAAGGCTATGAAAGCTATTGCGGATTTTTTATTGCCTAGATTGGAACTGGAAATTAAACACGATTATCAGATTTTCCGATACGAATATAAGGCGAATGGCGGTTACAAGGGTAGGTTTTTGGACTTCCTAGGTTACACGTTCCACACGGATAGGACAGGGCTACGCAAGGCTGATTTACTCACGGCAACCAGAAAGGCAAGGCATATTGGCAAGCTAGGACATATTGACTGGTATAATGCAAGTCAGATGATGTCATATATGGCACTGTTTACGGCAAGCGACACGTATAACTTTTGGACAGATAATGTTAAGCAAAACATAAAGCCTAGACAGCTTAGGCATACAATAAGTAAACACGATAGAAAGGAGAATTATTATGAAAGACTGGAAATCAGTAGAGGGTTCGCAAGTGGAAAAGCCGCTTGAAATCGACAGAGGTTCGTCACCCAATGTGGTATATCTGCGTAGGAATATCGAGCAAGTGACACGCAAAGACGAAACAAGCGACACGGAAACGCAAGTTTGGCAGTATGAAGAAAAGGAACTTACAGCCGAGGAATACGATAATATGCTAATCACGCAAGAGCTTGTGGCTAATGCGGTTGACAACATTACAAGTTTCCAAAAGGAAACGGTGATTGACGAGTACACGGCACAGCTTATAGAGGAGGGGGTTATCTAATATGAGGATATTGGTGGAAAGCCTGCAAAGGCTATATGCAAAAGGAAAGCTCACAATCGAGCAGTTAAAGGAACGTGTTAGAAAAAACACAATTTCAGCCGAGGAATACGAGTATATCACGGGCGAAACATACAACAACTAAATATAACGGCACAGAGGGGGTGGCGAAAGCTATCCTCTTTTTTATTGCCAAAAATTCTATTTATATAAGGAAGTGATAAGTTATGGCTTACAATGGTTGGCTATTGCAGATAGGCGATTATTTAGTGCCACAAGACAAGTTTTTAAAAGCCGACAGTTACAGTTGCTATATGGCGGTGCAAGACCTAGACAGTTATCGTGACGCTAACGGTGACTTGCATAGGGAAGCCCTAAACCATGTGGCTTGTAAGATTGAATTTGAAACCCCAGCAATGCTCACGAATACAGAGTTTGCGGAATTTATGGGAAATATAAGAAGAAATTATATAGTAGCCAAGGAACGCAAGTTTTTAGGCACTTTTTATCTGCCTGAATTTGATACATATGTCACGCAAGAAATGTACATGGCAGACCCACAGCCGAGCATTTATGGCACATATGGGGGCAAGATACACTATAATTCCATTAAATTTTCACTAATTGCCTATGGAAGTTCAATATAAGGGAGGTGAGAGATTATGATAAACAGCGATTATTTTGAACTGTTCCAAGATGACAGTATCGACAAACAGCTTAAAATCACTTGTGAGGACGGAACAGTTATTGAGAATCCTGACTTGTTTTCGGAGAGCATGGAGCTTTCAAGGAACTTGTGTTCGGAAACCTCGCTTACGTTTGGCACTTGTGAAGCCGACAGTTTTAAGATAAAGATTGCGAATATCGTTTCACCGCTGATTAACCAATGGTTGACAGTCACATACACCCTAGACGGCAGAAGTGATGTTTTCTATGTTGGGAAATTCAAGGTATATTCCGATATGCCAACGGCAGACAGAAAGTGGCGAGAAATCACGGCATATGATATAATGTATGATATAATCAATGCTGAAATGTCGGATTGGTATAATGAACTTATTCCTGAACCAACTACAGAGATTACGTTGAAACAGTTTAGGGATAGCTTTTTTAAACATTTTGGGATTGAACAAGAAAGTATAAATCTTGTAAATGACAGCATGACGGTTAGGCAGACCATACAGCCTAGTGAACTTAGTGGCAAAGATGTTATCAACAAGATATGCGAGATTAATGGTTGTTTTGGACACATAACAAATGAGGGTAAATTTAGGTATATCTATCTTACGCAGTATATCGAGGGCGTATTTCCTGCCGAAGATATTTACCCTGCAAATGACTTGTTCCCTGCCGACAGCCGTACAACATCTTTAACAACTAGTGGAAAGTATATATCTGCCACATACGAGGATTATGTATGCCAGTCAATCACGAAGCTACAGATTAGGCAAGAGGAGAATGATATAGGTTCAGTAGTCGGTGACGGTGACAATGCGTATATCATTCAAGACAATTTCCTTGTTTATGGTATGGGTGCAGACGAACTAAAAGAGGTTGCGACAAATGTACTTAGTAAAATCACGGAATGTACCTACAGACCGTTCACAGCGGAAACAAAAGGCAATCCATGTTTTGAAGTCGGTGACGCAGTTCGTTTGGTGACAAAATATGAGTTAATAGAAAGCTATATCCTACAGTCCACTTTAAAAGGCGTACAAGCCTTGAGAAACACGTTTACAACTACTGGCGAGGAAACATACACCGAAAAGGTAAACAGCGTAAATACAAGCATTGTACAGCTTAAAGGCAAGACAAACGAGCTGACTAGGACAGTCGAGGAAACCAATTCGACAATCAAGGAAACCAAAACAAGCCTTGAAACCAGCATTAGTACAGTCCAAAGCAACCTTGACACTGAATCCGCAACCTTGCAGGGCAACATTGACACAGTACAGAGCAACCTTGACGAGGTGGAGGGTAACTTGTCGGACGATATAGACGGCGTGCAGCGGAATCTTAATCTTGCAAAGACAACACTAACCAATGAAATCAAGCAGACGGCAAGCTCGACCACGGCAACAATCCTAGCCACAACCGACACATGGTATCTAAAGGACTATTCCGTGAAGTATCAGGGCATAGGCACTAATACAGAACTGTATTCGGCAAGCGAGCCAAATGTCGGTGACTTGTACCTAGACACGGACAGCGGAATCTTGTACAAATTGGCAACAGTCGCAAGCTCAGGCACGGCGAATTACTACAACGTAACCTATACTCAGGTAGAACAGCTCACCAAAACGAGTAAGAAACTGCAAAGCCAAATCGAGCAGACAGAAACCAGTATAACCACAAGCGTTAGTAACAACTACTACACAAAGGCGTATATGGACGATGAGTACAAAAACAACACTGTTCAGGCTGCCGCAAACACGGCTAAAACTGACGCCAACAGTTACACCGATGAGCAGTTGAAGTCATACTCGACCACCACGGAGGTTGAGAGCAAGATTGAGCAAAAAGCCGACAGTATAACGTCATCCGTCCTATCGACAACGGACACATGGAACACAAGCGGTTATACGATTGCGTTTCAGGGCATAGGCACTAGCGGTACAATCTACACCACAAGCACGCCTACAGTCGGTGCGTATTATCTGGACTACGCAACGGGCACAGTGTACAAGTTCACATCGGTTGCAAAGGCGGGTGACAACACGTACAACGTCACGTACAGCAAGGTTGCGGAACTTGAAAAGACAAGTCGGACGTTGGAAAGCAAGATAAAGCAAAATGCGGACGAGATAGAGCTGAAAGTCAGTGCTGACGGCGTTATATCCGCAATCAACTTGATTTCACAGACGGACAGCGATGGCTCTGCAATAAAAATCAGTGCGGATAAAATTAATCTGACGGGCTACATCACGGCTGAGGATTTAAGCGGTAGCGGAAAATCCATCATCAACGGGGACAACATCACGTCAGGCACTATTACGGGTGTTACGCTCACGTCAAAAGATTCAGATGGTATATATATAACAATTACAGATGGTGAGATTGTCGGAGGAGATAGTGATGGTGAACGGGGAAATATTTATTTTAGTACCATATACGATAACGATAAGAAAAAGGATTATAACGCACTTTATATAAATTCAACCCGTATAGCATTATCTGCTGACAGATTTTGTATCTCAGAAAGTGAAGGCTCTGACTCTTTTACAAACTGCTCAAGCACATATGATATGAAATATGTTGTAAGTATCACTGATAATAAGGATGGAACAATCAGTTGGAAAACAGCTACAGTAAAATTCAGAGGTGGACTATGTATAACATCACCTTAATTTTGGAAAGGAAGTAGAAATGTATAAAGTAAAAAGAGGAAACGAAATAATATATATTAATTCTATAGAAAATGGCAAAAAGTACTTAGTTGAGGGTTGCGAGATAAGAGATGACGAAACAAACACTTTGTTAACCACGGAGGAAGATTTAGAGAAATATAATCCTACAAAAACATACACGATGGTGATTAAAGGAGAATAAAGATGGAGAATAAAATAAACACCGAAATACGCAGATTCAGCCAAAGCATTGTAAACATCATCAACCAATCGCAGTTGCCCGCCGAACTTAAAAGACTTTCTTTGTATATGATATACAGCGAGGTTGACAAAATGGCGAACGCTGCGATTGAACGTGAGCAGAACACAACCTACACAGAGGAAACTGTATCATTAGCACCGACTGAAACCGAAACCCCACAAGGCGAATAGCCACACACGCAATTTGTCGAACTCCACCCCCAAATTTCACTCTTTTTCACAGCCACAAGGGTATACAATACACATATCCCTTTAGTATCAAGTTTGGGCGAGGGGATTAATTTCCCCTCAAACTTACTACTTGTGATAACCTTGTATATGGAACACACCCGACAAGGATTAAAAACATCATAAGGAGAATTGACAACATGAAAGAAAAAGAGTTTTACAGAAGTGAGATAATCAAATTAATAAAGAAAATAGACAGAACAGACGTATTGGAGTATTTCTATTACTTTATACGTGAAAAACTAAAATTAAACGATAGCAAAGGAGAATAATAATTTATGGAACACAAAGAACACACACCTATTGATTGGAGTAAAGCCCCAAAAGATAAAACTGATATGGAAAACGGCAAGTCAAACATGAGTTACATGGATAAAGAAATAGATTTTACTGACAATAGACCTATTATAAACGAACCCTCAAAGAGTAAGATTGAGGTAAAATCCGAGGGTATGCGTACCCAAATATTCATTGACGGACATCAAATAAGGGGCGTACAGAGTTTTACGGCACATCAAGACCTAAACGGACTACCAACGCTTACACTTAATCTAAATGCTCTCGATATGAGTTTAGAGGGTGATATATACAATTTCTTTGTTGATAAAATGGGCGAAGTTAAGAGTGTTGAGTTTACAGACGGCAAGAAGTGGGAAAGCAAAGGAGAAAACTTATGAATAAAATCAAAATCGTAACTGAACTGACAGAAGCAAACCAGTTGGCAACGCACCTTTATATTGACGGACATCAAATAAAAGGTGTGCGTAGTCTTACGTTCCACCAAGGGTTAGACGATATTGTTCCCATACTCACAATAGACCTAAATGCGGTAGACGTTGACCTTGAAGCGTATCTTAACAAAATCCACGTAAACGGCATGGGTGACGTTGAGGAAATCAAATTTAAGCGTGATTAAAGTATAGGTAGGGGAAACCCTACCTTGCTTGCTTTAATATGGAACACTCTTTGGCGTTGCACAAGTCTGACCTACTTGCAAATTCACATTCTATGCGACCCTGAATAAACCTTTTGTTATTGTTATCATCATGGCAAGTCGCATTAATCATATGTACATCTATCTCATATTCCTTGCTTTGAACTTCACAATATCCCCTTAATGTCATTTCTTATTTACCTCACTTCCATATATTAGGTTTATATATTCGATTACCTGACTTTTCTTGTTGTCGGACAGCTTCATGTATTTTTGGATTGCTTCTTTTAGTTCTAGGTCTTGCGTGATTAGAGCGTCTAGTTTGGCTTGTTGTCTAGGACTTTCACTTTCATTCTCACTTTTTGTAATCAAACTAACATCTACTTCAAAGAAATCAGCAATTAATTTCAATTTTTCTAATTTTGGAGTATAAGCCCCTTTTTTCCAATTACTAAGGGTTGAGGTTTTTATTCCCGTAGCTTTGGCAACGTCAGCAGGCTTTAAGCCCTTAATATCTAGCAGTTTTTCAAAATTCTCATAGTACATAATAATCCCTCTCAAAAAAACTAAGAAATCTTAATTTTGGTTATTGACATACTAAGAAAACTGTGCTAATCTGTAATAGAGCTAAGAAATCTTAGCAAATAATCAGAATAACAAAGGTAACTTAGTTATGTATATTGTTATGTGGTAATAATTATTATATAAGAAAACTTAGTTACTGTCAAGTATTCAGAAAGGAGAAATATGTCAGAAAATAATGAGAACACAACTTACGCTTATCAGAAGTTTAAAGAATTGTGCAGTAAAAATAACATGACACCTTATCAAGTGTCGCAAAAATCCGAGGGTAAAATCTCTACAGCGGTTTTAACTCAATGGAAGAAAGCCGAGTATGACTTGAAGCTTGAAAAGTTGAAAGCGTTGGCAGATGTATTCGGAGTGTCAGTAACAGAATTTATCGAGGAATAATGCAATGGGATATGGTGCACCAAACAGTAATCATTTTACAGGTAAAAAGAAGCCATTTAAAACAGCTAGAAAAAAGAAAAAGCCCAAAATTAAAAGAGAACACAAAAACAAGTATTCAACTTAAAAAGGGGGATATATGGAAAATAAGAGATTGTATAACATATGGGTTTGCATGAAACAGCGTTGTTACAATCCTAATCACGCTGGCTATCGTTGGTATGGTGCAAGAGGTGTTGTAGTCTGTAACGAATGGTTAGAGTATGAACCTTTTGAAAAGTGGTCTTTAGAAAATGGTTATGCCGATGATTTGTCAATTGATAGGATAGACAGCAACGGCAACTATGAACCTAGCAATTGTCAATGGATATTATTAGAAGAAAACCGTATAAAAGGACTAGCCAAGGCAAGGAAAAATAAGCAAGAAAATATTTGCTATACGGACTACAACGCAATGTTTTATAGCAGGCTTGCAGGAATTGACAATAGTTTAAAGGCAATAGAAAAACTCTTACGTTGCATAGTAAACAATATGTGTGATGTACCTAACGAAACATTAAATGTAACTAGCAATTCTGAAAAATCAGTAAGGAAGAAACTGACTAAAGAGCAAAGACAACAGCTTTTTAAGAAACTAGAAAACCTTGTTAATATGAGAAACACAACTCTTTACAAGGTGGCAGGCGATTTAGGATTTGCACGTAGCTTATTTTCAGATTGGAAAAGCGGTAAATCAATGCCAAAAGCGGACAAACTACTCGAGATATCAAAGTATTTCGGAGTGGATATTGATTATTTCATTATTTAATAGGAGGTTATTCAAGATTGAAAATTTTAAAAGAAATGCTCAACACGCTAAAGAGTATTGACAGTACCCTGAAACGCATTGAGCAAAGATTAAGCCATGAGGAGATAAAAGAAGCTGTCACTCATGCCTTATGTGGAGATAAGAAGTATATGGAAAATGTCGGAAAGTCGGCTTTTAAATTTTAATGAGAATAGGAGAAAAAGAAATGGAAAACAAAATGGTAAGAATAGGTGACGATTTTAACATGGTGGGCGAAACTACGGAGAATGGTTCAGCCGAAACGTATTCAGTCAGAAACCTGACAAACCTAACGGCTATCAATCTTGTGAGAGATGTTAGCGACTACCGCAAGGGTTATACGGAGTTAAAGGAAACAATCGAACTTGAAACTAACGCTTTAAACGCCCTTGCGAAAGCTACAGAAGTATTGAGGTAACACTATTTGCGGTACGTGTCAACAAGAAAGGAGAGTATTTTAATATGAAGAAAAAGAAAGCAATGCACGTATATGTTGCTATGACAAGTCACGGTGTAATAATCACCTCAACGGCACGCAACATTACAAAGGAATTTAATAGACTAAAGAAAGACCCTGATTATGGTAAAGTGATTGACTGCTATGTTACACCGAAATGTATTAACGCAAGGGAAGTTTGGAGAGAGGTTACAATGCAAAAGCCTTATGACCTTGCAGGAATAGTAAGAACAGTCAAGGAACAGTTTAACCGTATGGCGATTTTAGAAATGGAGGATAACGAATGAATGAATTAAAAGTATTTAATAATGAAGAATTTGGAGAGGTAAGAACAATAACCATTGACAACGAAGTATGGTTTGTTGGTAAAGACGTGGCAGAAAAGCTAGAGTACCAAAATGGTAGTCGAGATATTGAACGGCATACAGACGAAGAAGATAGACGAATTATTCCAATATTTGACGGAACGCAAAACAGAAATACGTTAATGATTAACGAATCTGGATTGTATAGCCTTGTTATCGGTAGCAAAATGCCAAAAGCAAAAGATTTTAAACATTGGATAACGTCAGAAGTTCTTCCCTCTATCCGTAAAAATGGCGGTTATATAAGTGGACAAGAGAATATGTCCGATACGGAACTACTAGCCAAGGCGATTATGCTATCTCAAAACATCATAGCCGAGAGGGATAAGCTGATTGAGAAGCAGAAACAGCAAATTGAAGCCGATAAGCCCAAGGTATTATTTGCAGACGCAGTTAGTACAAGCAAGAAGTCAATCCTAGTCGGTGATTTGGCAAAAATCCTGAACCAAAACGGAATGAACACAGGTCAGAACAGATTGTTTGAACAGTTGCGGAACGAGGGATATTTAGTCAGCCGTAGAGGTGAAAGTTTCAATACACCCACGCAGAAATCTATGGATTTGAAAATCATGGAACTTAAAGAGAGCGTGGCGGTAATGCCTGACGGCTCAACTAGGACAAATAAGACCACTAAGATTACTGGCAAGGGTCAGATTTACTTTGTCAATAGGTATCTAGGCAAAGAAGCAGTAGTTGATGAGCAGTAACAAACAAAATCAAAAGGAGGATTTAAAACATGAACGAAACAAGGAATTTAACAGAGGTAGTAACAATCACAAAGGAAACATATGACGAATTAGTGAGAGCAAAGAACAATATAGATGTGGTGATTAAGATGTTGTCTATAACCGATTCGTCAGCTTACCTTAGAGGGGAAACGATAGTTGCATTATTAACTTACAAGCCTGACAAGGAAATCTCAATCCCTGATTTTATGACAAAGGGATAAATAAGGAAAGCATAATTGATAGGTGTAAATGTTGGCTTTAGGTCAACAAGTACAGCGTACGACAGCATAGTAAAATATAGCATACTACAGTATAAAACAGCATAAAACAGAATAAAACAAAAACAGCATATGATTTAAAGTCAGCACTTATGCCTATCAATTAAGTATAAAACAAAACTAGGAGGATTGTATACACACATGAATGTTACAACATGGAAGTTTCCTAAGTACAAGGCAGACCCACAGCAAGCCTATGACGAGATTATGACTTTGGAAACAATCACAGCGGAAAACGTAGTAAACCTTGCTAGAAATGAGAACTCTGTCATACATGATGATTTTGAGTGGAACGATACAGTAGCAGGGGAAAAGTACCGAGTATTGCAGGCAAAGGAAATGTTGCGAATGTTCGTAACCGAAAACATCAAAGAGGATTGCGAACCGATAAGAGCAATGTTTCCAGTAATCACAAAGGAAGATAAAAGGGAGTATAAACCCACAGAGATAATTTTAAAAAATGTTGACGAATACCAACAGTTATTAAAGACAGCTTTAGACGAATTAAGGGCTTTTAAGAAGAAATACAAGTCATTGGCTGAACTTGATAATGTCATGGAAGAAATTGAAAAAGTAATATAGTACCTTTACAACTGAATATTGGAACCTGCCGTCAAATCCGTAGCTATGCTGATTTTAGGTCAGAAAATAACATAGCAAGAATAATTAAGAATATTATTTAACAAGCAATGACAGGACACGACATAACAGTAAAGCTAAATACAACACAGGATAAAATAGCATACTGCACAATACCACATCTGATTTTAAAATCAGTATAAGTGCGGATTTGGCAAGCCGTTTATGTAGCCATTGGCTTTAGGTCAATGAAAATAAAACAAAATACTAAAACACATAACACAGTAGGGCAAAACAGTATACCATACCAAAGTACGTTGATTTTTTAAAGTCAATGTCTATGTAAACGGCACTGATTGTATAGTTGGTGGGTAGAACCACCAAGAATATGAAACAATACTATTGCGTACTGTAAAACAAGACAAAACAAAATAGCAAAGGATAACGCAATACATTGTATGACACTACACTATAAAACACGATAGAACAAAATAACATATGATTCTACTCACGAATTATACAATCAGTATCGCTCATGTGAAAAGTGGGTAAACCACTAACACAAAAAAATATATTAAAGCACAGATAAGAACAAAATAGCGAAAAACAGTACATTATAAAACAGTACACTATAAAACACGTGATTTACTCACGTTTCATGTGGGCGATTTTTGGTAAGTATTGAGTTGGCTTTAACAGTCGGCAGAGTGGAACACAACAAAATAATAAAACAAAGATTAGGATAAAACAGAACACTAAAATATAAATAATAACATTACATCACAGTGTACCACATGATTTTTAAAGTCAGCTTAATGCTTACCAAGGCAGAGTATAGGACAGAATAGGAAAGAATATTTTAATAAACTTTAAAACAAAATAATATAAAACAGAACTTTTTGAACGTCTTGTTAGTGGCAATAGCCACTAGGATAAAATGCTACAAAACACCACAGCATAACGCAGGACAATGAATTACACTACATTATAAAACAAAACATGATACTTAAAAATACTATTGTCACTTGCAAGGCGTTTAAGAAGTCTAAATAAAAACTAATCAAATAAGGAGGATTTAAAAACATGGCAACAAAAGCAATCAAAATCGAACCAATCAAGGAAACAAGAATGAAAATTGAGTTAATCGGTGACACAGACCTGATACTCAACAAGTTAGGCAGGGCATACGAAAGACAGCAGGTATATGCACAAGGGCATGAAAAAGGGGCTGACATTCCTAATGAGTTAGCTATCCCAAAAGAAGCTAAATGGGAACAGCTAATTACAAGTATCACATGGGAAAGCCCTATCACTTACCATGATGATGATTTGATGAAGTACACAGAGGAAGAATGGCAGGACTATATGACGAATAACAGACCTTGCATTATCAGCGTAGCTTTTTACAAATCATTCATGGAAGCTTTTATTACGTTCTTTAGGGATAAGGTTAAGAAGAACGGAACAGATTTTAAGAGAGCCATTAATCTAGGCAGGGATATAAACCCTATTACTTTTACCAGTGTAAATATTGAGGAAAAGCTAGTAAAGACAAGCGGTATAAGCAGTACAAACGTACTTTGCAGGCAGAATGTTTTCCAAGGGTGGAAATGTGAAATTGAAGTTTCGAGTGCAGATATTGTATTTCCTTATGAAACTGTTTTATCGGTTATTCAGACCGCAGGAAAGTATATCGGCATTGGTACACAGAGGTCAAACGGATATGGCAGGTATCATATTGGAAATATTGAGAAATATTAATCACATATAGGGGTTATACAGAAATGTGTAGCCCCAAACTTTAAGGAAAGGATTGCGAAACATGATTGTAAAAACACTAGAACTTGACAATTTCCGCAAATTCATAGGCAACACAGCGTTTGTGTTCACACCTAAAACAAAAGTTTGCGGTCAGAACAAAAGCGGAAAATCCACGCTGAAATCGGCTATTTTGTGGATTTTCAATTCAAAAGACGAAAAAGGTAAGGAAATCGGTGGATTGCGACCGCATGATGAAGTGGGGAATATGGCAATTACAGAAAAGGACAATGTATCTGTCACACTTGTAGTTGAGAAAGACGGAACGGAGATAACTTTAACCAAAATACAAAAGCAGACAAAAAGCGGTGGAACTAGCACCGATTGTAAAATAAAAGGGTATGATGTTGGCATAAAAGAATATGAAAGGCAGATTAGGGAACTCATACCGAGTGAAGTCTGTCTTAATGCACAGACTTTTATTAATTTACCGACTAAAGAGGCTAGAGCATTACTCTTTAACTGTTTTGGCGAAATTTCCTACAATCAAGTGTTAGATATATATTCTGAATTTGAGGAATTAAGAGAAGAATTTAAGTCAGCACAGGAAGTATATGATAAGTTACAAGAAAAAAAGAAAGAAACGACAACTCTATCAACAATAATTATTAATAAATATAAAGGTAATATAAAGGATTTAGAAAGTCAGCGAACAGAAGTTATCTATAATTTAACTAAAGCTAAAGAAACGGCAGGCGTTGATATTGCTGAAAGAGAGTTACATCTAAATGCCCTATCTGAACAGATTAACGATAACAAGGCAAAGCAGACCAACATTGACAAGTCGCTTGCGGACATGGACAAGCTTACTGACGGCATATTGGAGTTAAAAACAGAGGAAAGCGACATTATTAGAAACGCAAATGCCGAGAATATCAAGGCTAGGGGCGATATTGAAAATAAGATATTGGAAATCAAACATCAAGTCGCAGTATTGGAAAGCAAGGGAATTGAATGTGAACACAATGTATCAAAAGCACAAAGAGAGTACTCCGAGTATTCAGACAAGTTGGAACAGCAGAGAGAAGAATACAAGGTACTCCGAGAGAAAGAATTTGACGATACAAGAAGCCTAGTTTGTGCTTATTGCGGACAAGAATACCCACAAGAGAAAAAAGATGAACTAAGGGCGAAATTTGAAGCCACAAAGCTATCTGAATTAAAAGCTTTATCGGATATTGGACTTGAATACAGAACGATTAGGGATAACGCAAAGGAAAGCTTAAAAGTTAATCAAGAAGCAATTGCAAAATACCAAGACGAAATTACAAAGCTAGATACTCAATGTTCGGACTTAGAAAAGCAATTATCTGAAATTCCTACAGATGTAGACGTGTCAGATATGCCTAGGATTGCACAGATTAGGTCAGAAATCGCTGAAAAGGATAAGTTGATAAAATCTATGGCTAATATGCAAAACGAGCGTACAGAGCTTTTAAATGCGTTACTAGGGTTGCAGTCGGAATATGACATGGAACGTATCAAAATCGAGCAAGCACAGCAAGCCCAAAATGACGTTGATAGTCTGACTGACAGACAGAGGGAATTATCACAGCAAATCGCAGACAATGAACGCATGAAAGACCTTGTAGAACAGTTCGACAGGGCAAAATGCAAGTTGGCAGAGGACAAGATAAACAGCAACTTTGAGGTTATCAAGTTCAAGCTATTTGAAACACAGATTAATGGCGAGATTAAAGATGTTTGCAGAATACTTGTTGACGGTGAGGATTACGAAAGAAATCTCAATCATGGTTCAAGGATTTTGGCTGAAATTGACTTGTGCAAGGCATTTCAAAAGGCATATAACGTAGAATTGCCGATTATGGTTGACGATTTGGAGTGCCTTGACACATGGAGAATTCCTGATATTCCTAATCAGCTAATCGGATTTATGAGGACTGATGATAAGGAATTGATTGTTGGGGAATTTTAACAATATTAATTTCTACTATTGTAGATGGGAGGTATGTTTATGACAGATGATGTTAAGGAATTATTGCAACTTCAATTATCTATTCTTAAAACGCATATGAAAGAGAATGGGGTATTATTTGGAATACTGGTAAATAAGCAAGATGTTAATAATTCACAAATATGTTTTGTTGACAAAAAGAAGTATGTCGCTAGTGGACAAGTTGACGGAATAAAGATAAGTCTAGCAGAACTAAATGAGGGATTATAGGGAGGTGGAACAAGATGTTAAGACCTATGATTAACGGACAGATTTTCTTTTACTGTGAAAATAACATGGAGTGCTACCAAATACGGCAAGTTAATAACATCAAGCGTGATTCTACTAGCATTGATATTACAATGTTAGAAGATATTACAACAAAGGCTATGGTTATACCAAACGATTATGTGACAGCCGATTTTGAAGTCGGAGAGTGCCTTGTTAGGCTAGATGATACAACTATGAAGCGTATCGCTGAATATAACTTAGGCAAAGAGCTGAAAAGCCTTAATAAAAAGGTCAAAAACAGAAAAGACGAACTTGCACAGCTTGAAAAAGAAATAGAAATTAGGAACAAAAAGTTGGAAACAATAGAAAATCTCATGGAAACCATATGGCAAGATGATGAATTTGACACAAAGAATTACATTCCAAGAAGTCCATATGAAGATGAATATGACGATTTTGACGAGGAGGATTATTAATGGAAATGCCAGTACCAGTACAAGAAACGAGATTTGACTATAAAGGCTACCCATGTGTTGTATTGTTCATTCCTTTATGCCACAGGTGCGGATATGTCGGTATTCCAAGTAGCAGTAAATTATGTAAAGGAATTAAACTTGACGAAATATGTTGTCATGGTGGAATAACGTACAATGAAAAGCGTTTACACCACCAAAAAGACAAGGATATGTGGTGGATAGGTTTTGATTGTGCTCATTGGGGCGACAGTCGGGATTATGAAACGGCAAAAAAACTGTTTGTCAAGGATAAGGAATTTGCGGAACAACTTAAAAAGTATGAAGAAATTGACAAGGAAATTGTCGATTTTGGAACAGTTCGTAGCCTTGACTACTGTATCGAACAATGCAAGTTTATTGTAGACCAGTTGGAAGATTTATTAAAAGAAAGTGAGGAATAAAATTATGGCAGAGAACACAAATTTAGCAACTACAGAGGAAAAAAAGGAAATCCAAGCAACTAATAACAAAGTGACAGATTACAGCTTAGGCATTTTTGGCACTAGTGACAATTTCATTATGGCTATGCAAATGGCTAAAGCATTGGCAGAGTCAACGATTGTACCGCAGACATACCAAAAAAATCCGTCAAACTGTCTGATTGCCATTGAGCAGGCACAGAGAATGAAGATTAGCCCACTTATGGTTATGCAGAACCTTTTCCCGATACAAGGGAAGCCCTCATGGAGTTCAAAATTCCTAATTGCTTCAATCAATGCAAGTGGCAAGTTCGATATGGAGTTGCAGTATGACGAGGAAAAAGACAAAGACGGCAAACCATTCTCATGTATCGCATGGACAACCAAGAATGGGCGTAGGGTTGAGGGAATGAAAGTTGATATGAATATGGCTAAAGATGAGGGCTGGCTAGGTAAGAATGGCAGTAAGTGGAAAACAATGCCACAGTTAATGTTGAGATACCGTGCGGCTTCATTCTTTTCAAGTCTGAATTGCCCTGAATTGACTATGGGAATTTACACAAGAGAGGAAATCGAGGACAACGATTTTAAGGAATACACGATTGAAAATATGGCAGACCAAGTAAAAGAGGAAATCGCCAACAATGCCAATAAGCAAGAGTTTAAGCCGACAGATGTTGAAGCTACAGACGTTTCAGGCGAACCGAAACAAGCCGACATTGAAAGCTTTTTAGAGGATTAGGGGGTGTAGATATGAGGTTGATAAGCCAGTCAGGACAAATTGACATGCCATATGAAATGTCCGCTTTATCTACAGGGCATAATGCTGCTGAAACTGAATATCATATTCGTGCAAGATTTGACGAAAATATAGGCACATTAATGGCTACATATTCTAGTCAGGAAAAGGTAGATAAAGTCATGGTAATGTTGCGTGAATATTACGCCTATTTTGAAAAGTGCAAGATAAATCCTCGTTATGCAGATGACGAGCCGACATTTTTCTTCAAATTTCCACAAGATAGTGAGGTGTAGCCCATGACAGCATACAGATTGATACAGGAATTGTCAAAATATAACCCTGAAACAGAGGTTCAGTTTTTCATCAATGGTAAATCCAAGTCGAATATAAGCATGGACATGAATGTAGACGGCAACCATTATACGCATGATGTTGAGGTTGACACGCAAGTCAATGACTATTTCAAGTTTGGCGAAATCACAAATGTGCAGGGCGAAAATTCAATTATTGTGGAGTTGAGGTGACGGTATGAGTGCATTAAAAACTTCCAGTTTTGAGGAAATGATGAACGATATGAATAACGGCACTTATGATTTAACAGACAATGGGAAATGTACAGAATGTGGGGCTTGTTGCAGTAATCTCCTTGTAATGACAGACGAAGAAATAGCAACAATCCGCAGATACATCAAGAAACACCATATCAAGGAATGTAAACATGGTGTATCAATACCACTTGCACAGCCTATTGTAGATATGTGTTGTCCATTCCTTGACGATAGCAAGCCTAATCATAAGTGTACAGTATATCCAGTAAGGGGCTATATTTGTTCTTCATTCATTTGTTGCCCTAGCAAAAGACCGCCATTAGATATGAAGTGGGGATTAAAGGCAAGACCGATTAATGTTAGGCATACATTTTACGGAAAGTGAGGTGAAAAGGTACGAATCCAGCATTTATATTAATTATAATTATTCTATGCGTTGTAGTTTGGTTTTTAGCGTCAAGCCTATACAGATTTATTGGAAAGTGTGTAGGTGGAGTTATTAATAAATCAATACAGAGCATGAAAGAAACAGAAAACAAAGTAGAAAAGGAGCAGAAAGAATATGAAAAATAAAGGATTAGTAGGTGGTATATCATTAGGAGTATTTATAGTAGTAGTTTTGATTTTAATTATGATGTGTACAACACGAGTGCCAGCAGGATATGTAGCGGTTAAGTACAGCATGAGTGGTGGAGTGCAAGACGATATTTTAACGCAAGGTTGGCATATTGTATCTCCTACAGTTAAGACCACATTGTACACAATCGGTATTGAACAAAGCTACTTGACAGCGGATAAAAGCGGTGATTCTAAAGATGACGAAAGCTTTACAGCAAGTTCAAGCGAGGGTAAGGCAGTAACGATTGACTTGACATTTACATACCAGTATCAATCAGAAGATGTTGTCGGTGTATTTACAAGATTTAAAGGGCAAAGCGGTAAAGAGGTTAGGGATAGTTTTATCAAGCCAAATATAATCTCATGGACTAAGGAAGTTGTGGCACAGTATAAAGTTTCGGACATTCTAGGGGCTGAAAGGGCAAATATAAATCAAGCACTCACAGAGTACCTAGCAGGTAAATTTGAGCCGTATAGTATCACGATTAGCAATGTATCGCTTATAAACATTGAGGTTGACGATGAGACTAGAGAAGCTATAAACGCTAAGATTACAGCACAGCAAAACGCTGAAACGCAAGCTATCAATAATCAGACCAACATAGACAAAGCTACCGCAGACGCACAAGTTAAATTGACGGAAAAACAGGCAGAAGCAGACGCTTTAAAAATTGAAGCCGAAGCGGAAGCAGAAGCACAGAAAATAAAAGCAGAAGCGGAAGCAGAAGCAAATAAAAAAATTGCGGATTCTTTGACACCTGAACTGATTGAAAAGATTAAGTATGAGCAATGGAACGGAGCATTGCCACAAGTTGAGGGCAGTTCAACACCTATTATAAGTATTGGTGAGTAGTTATGAATTTAGTCACATTAGGGAGTGGGTCAGCAGGGAACTGCTACCTACTCCAGTCTGAAAATGAAACATTAATCCTAGATTGCGGATTGCCAGTCATGGAGATTAAAAAAGGACTGAAATTCGATATTTCAAAGGTAAAGGCAGTTTTAGTTACTCATTGCCACCTAGACCATTCAAAGAGCCTAGCAGAATTTCAAAATATGGGTATTCCTTGTTTTACACCATATCTTACAGACGGTGAGCCTATGAGTGTTATGTTTGGGAATTTCAATGTACAATGTTTTCCGTTACCCCATAATGGCACTATAAACTATGGCTTTTATATCAAAGAGGTTACAAGCGGTGAACGATTCCTTTACATGACAGACTATGAATATTGCAGTTTTAATTTTAAAAATACGGAGATACAGCACATATTCTTGGAATGTAATTATCAAAGGCATTACGTGAACAATGATTTACCCAACTATGAACACAAAATAAGGGGGCATAGTTCTTTAGACTATTGTAAGCAGTTTTTAGAACTTAACAAAACAAATGCCCTTAGAACGGTTGTATTGCTTCATTTAGGGGCTGGAAGTGCAAACCCTAAAGAATGTATTGATGAAGTCAAAAAAATCGTTCCTAGGGCAAATGTCTACGTTGCGGAAAAAGGCTTGACGGTGGATTTATCGGAGTGTCCGTTTTAGGAGGTGGAAAATGATAATACTTGAAGATACAAGACAGCAAGCCGACAAGCATAAGTCGAAACACATCTACTTTGAAAAACAAGGTATTGAAGTTAGGCGGTGCAAGTTGTATGCAGGTGATTACACATTACCAACTAATCAAAGTATCTGTATCGACACTAAAAAAGACATACAAGAACTTATAGGCGATATATGTGGTAAATCCCATGAGCGTTTTAGAAATGAGCTTATAAGGGCACAGGAAAGCGGTATAAAGCTGATAATCCTAACAGAGGATAATGGCGGTTATTGTGACAAGAAAAAGACCATATATAACAAGCCAGTAACGTGTGTTAAAGATTTGTTTTCATGGAAAAACCCAAGGTTGTTTATCTTTCAAGGCGGAAAGCAGAAATACCCAAAAGCCACAAAAGGGCAGACGTTGGCTAAGTGCTTGATAACCTTGCAGGAGAAATATGGGTGCGAATTTCTGTTTACAACCAAAGAAAACAGCGGTGCGGAGATTGTAAGATTACTCGCTGAAAATAACAACTAAAATGCACACTAAAACGTGCAAAAGTGTGCAAAATAAAGAGGTGACATAATGATGTATAAAGATAACAAGCATTGTGCATGCTGCGGTTGCGACCTTAACTATGAAGAACAGATAGACTACATCAAAGCAATTTTCGCAACATACATCGAAAATCCTGATAATTTGGAAAACCTCATGGCAACGTGTAGAAAATGTTCTATTTTGGAAAAGTTGGTGATGTAAGTGCAGAAAATTACGAATGAATGTGTCGATTGTGGCAAGCCTTGTCTAGGTAATATGTGTCCTTATAAAGAGGTTACTACTTACTACTGCGATAGGTGTAACAGAATTATTCAGGGCGAACCGAAATATTATGAACACATGGAATTGTGTGAGGTATGTTATGACGATTTGAGAGGTGAGGAAACATGACACCACAACAAACAATTGAAACCTTAAAACTTATGCAAGCCGAGGTTGAATGGGAATACACAATGGACTATGCGGTTGCGATTGATGAAGCGATTAAGGCATTGGAGAAGCAGATACCCATGAAACCTATCTTAAAAAGCGGTATAACCCCATTATTCGTAGATTATGCAGACGGGCATGGAGAAATGAAAATTCAGAAATGGCAAGACTGGGTATGCCCTAAATGCGGTTGGTTCGTGGGGCAAAGATTTAATGCACATAGGAATGGAAGTACACCGCACCCACATGACCAACGTAAGAGTGATTATTGCAACGAATGTGGACAGCGGATTTCATGGGAGGGCAACAATGAAGCGACTTAAAGACTTTATATCAGTATTATTATCAGCCTTGCTACTAGGATTTTTGGTACACATAATTGTCAAAATATCCGTTGGAATATCGTCAAACCTGGCAATGGTATGTATTGTCGGCATAGCGATTATTGGTGCATGGATTGTAGCGGAGGATTGATAAATGCGAATTGGGCTAATAGATGTTGACAGCCATAATTTCCCTAATCTCCCATTAATGAAAATATCAGCATACCACAAGGCAAAAGGTGACGCTGTAGAATGGTACGAGCCATTGATACATAGCATGGGAGAACCACTTGACAAGGTATATATGTCCAGAGTTTTCGGCAATGAATATTCACCTGATTATCAGTATTTTGTAAATGCAAAAGAGATAATCAAAGGTGGAACAGGCTACAGTATTCACATTGAAAATGGTAAAGAAGTGTTTGACAAAGAAAATCACCACAATTTGCCTGATGAGATAGAACACCAATACCCTGATTATTCATTATATCCACAATATACCAAAGATACGGCATACGGATTTTTGACAAGGGGTTGCTGTAATAATTGCTCATTCTGTATTGTAAGCAAGAAAGAGGGTAACTGTTCACACAAGGTAGCTGATTTATCGGAATTTTGGAGAGGACAGAAAAACATTAAGCTTTTAGACCCTAATCTGTTGGCTTGTAAAGACCACATGGAACTATTGCGACAGTTAGCTGACAGCAAGGCGAGAGTGGACTTCACGCAAGGCTTAGACGCAAGGTTTATAAATGAAGAAAATGTGGAAATTTTAAAGCAAATAAATATTTATTTAATACATTTTGCGTTTGATTTTATGAAGTTTGAAAAGCCGATTGTTAGAGGGTTGACGTTGGCAAAAGAAAAGATACATCTTGCAGAAACAGCGACAGTTTATATGCTTACAAACTATGATACAACGATTGAACAAGATTTATACCGATTGCAAGTAATAAAAGAGTTGGGTTATACGCCTGATGTACGCATTTATCGTAAAGAAACATTACCTAGACCACATATTCTTAGGGATATGCAGAGGTGGGCGAATAATAAGCTGATTTATCGGTCTTGTGAATTTATGGATTATGTTCCGAGAGCAGGCGGAAAGACGATTAAAGAACTGTATTTTGCAAAGTAAAATGTAAACATGAAGTGTGCAAAAGTGTGCATTTTGGAAAGGAGTTAAAAAACATGGTTTTAAATGGAAAATGTAGCAAGTGCATATCCAAATATTTCGCAGAATCCAGAGGAGTAAATATATTCTGCACACCATTTAGTCAAGACGGTATGGAACATATAGTTATAACAGATATAGACGCTTCGACTTGCAAATATTTTCAAGAAATGCCAGAGGATTTTGGGACAGTTCTAGAACTTACAGCAATTCAGAAAGGAGTTGAATAGCATGGATAATTTAGCAAATTGGAATGAAATTTCCAAAGGATTTTACGAATATGTGGTTAGTACGTGTGTTTGGTATGAAATCCATATCCTATACCACGCACAAAATACTGACATACTAACTGCTAAAGCCAGTTTGTACCTAGTTGGGGAATGGATTACTAAGGATTGCGAGGATTATTTTAAAAGAGAATGTCTGCTTTCCGAGCGACCAGTACTTGAATGTTTGGAAAAGGCAGTAAAGGATAATAGGGAAAATAATAAATAAAACAGACATACCCCTAGAACGTCACACAATCAATTCTAAGACACTTTAGGTTGAAAATGAATAAATCCTCGACAAATGATTTTTAAAACGAATTTACCCTATCAGCGTGCGTGAGAGGGGCATTGTAGGAAAGGAGATGATAGTTATTGAGTTGGAAAGATTACAAAGGACAGTTAATCGACAAGGGAGATTTACTAAAGACTTTGATTGACAATGAGATACCAGTTGATAGCGACATTAATTATTTTATCTGTGAACAGCCGACAATTGATATATTTGCCGAACTTGAAAAGGAATTGAAAGACCTGAAAATCAAGCAAAATTCCAAGAACACAGATTATTATACTGGCTATTTATCCGCAGTAAGCACAATGGAGGGGATTATAGCCGAAATGAAAGAAAAGTACGAGAAAGGAGAAAGTAATTGACACCCAAAATTAGGCAGACATTAGCCGATAGGCTTAAACAAAAGCTGGACGAAAAGGGCATGACACATGAACTGTTAGCCTACAAAATGGGCTATGAGCCAACAATTGTAAGCAGAATTTTACATCAAAAGACATTTCCGAGGGATAACGCTTTATTGAGCCTTGCAGAAGCGTTGGAAGTATCGCCTGAATGGTTGTTAGGGCTAGAGCCTGAAATACAGCCAGTCAAATTGATTGATGAAATTTTGCATGAGGTAAGCACAAAAGAAACAGTCTGTGAAGTTATGGACTACTTAGAAGATTTAAAGAAAAAGTACGAAAGATAAATCTCAAAGCACCACCGAGATTAGATTTTTGGAACAGATACCGAAAGGAGAAAACTTAATATTTATGGCAAAAGCAATAAGAATAGACGCAGATATTTTTGACAATGAAAAGTTCTTATTCATTGAAAGTTTGGAAAATCGTGATGAAATAATCGTCTTGTATTTCAAAATGCTGATAAAGGCTTATAAAAACGGCAATGGTGGAACAATCAAATTTGATTGGACTGACTTAACAGACGAAGTTTTAGAAACGATTTTCCGTACCAGTAACATCAAAGAGAAAATAAAAGTTCTCGAAGATTTACATATGATAGAGCGAGAGAAGAAAGCAATTAAAGTATTTAATATAAACACGAAAGTATTTCAAGGACGTGATAGAAACTGTGAAAATTACAGACTGTGGCGAACAAGTGTTTTTGAACGTGATAATTATAAATGCCAAGGTTGCGGAACTTCTAAGGATTTACAAGCACATCATATTGAACACTGGAAAGATTGCGTTGATAAGAGATTTGATGTAGATAACGGAATTACACTTTGCAAGAAGTGCCATTTAAAAGCACATGGAGGAAAATGGAATGGCTAATAAAAGAATGTTTACCATGAAAATTGTTGATAGTGACGCATTTTTAGATATGCCACTATCAAGTCAATGTTTGTATTTTCACTTAAATATGAGGGCAGATGATGACGGATTTGTTGATAACCCAAAAAGAATTATAAAAATTGTCGGTGCGAGTGAAGATGATTTGAAATTACTGATTGTGAAACACTTTTTACTTTGCTTTGAAAATGGAGTGATTGTCATAAAGCATTGGCGTATGCACAATACCTTATCTAAGGGGAGATACCATGAAACACAATATACTGATGAAAAGGCAAGTTTGAAACTTAAAAACAATGGTTCATATTCGCTAAACAATGGTGGAAAAATTGATGATACTAACCTCATTGAAATGTTTAGCGGAGAACAAACGGAGAACAAACGGAGAACAAATGGAGAACAAATGGAGAACGCAGATATAGATTTAGAATTAGATAAAGATAAAGGTATAGATAAAGAATTAGAAGAAGAAAAAGAAAATAGTGTAAACACTATTTATTCTTGTTCGGAGCTAAAAGACTTAGCTCACGAACAGCAACAGCCAGTGATTGAAATTATCTTAAACGATAAATCACTTTATCCAATCTATCAAAAAGATATTGATGAGTGGTTCGAGTTATATCCAGCAGTTGATGTTATTCAAGAACTGCGGAAAATGAAAGACTGGTGTAACAGCAATCCGCAGAAACGAAAAACAAAAGGTGGGGTAAGACGTTTTATTTCAGGGTGGCTATCAAAAGCACAAGATAGGGGCGGTACACACAACACTGGTAATGCCTATATCGACAGCATTAAGAACAGAATTAGCGAGGTGGATAACTGGAAATGACAAAAGACGAGTTTAAAATAATCGTCAAGGGGCTAAAGGCGGTTTACACAGAGCCGTCATTTATCCCTGATAACTACGCATTTGACGTGTGGTACGCACTTTTAAAAGACCTAGACTACCAAACAGTCAGTAAAGGTATACAAAAGTACATGATGAGCAACAAGTACACCCCGAAGCCGTCAGACATAAGGGAACAGTGCATGGAGTTTATGCAAGAACCACAGTTGAACGAAATGGAAGCGTGGAGCTTGGTTAGTAAGGCATTGCGAAACGGCTACTATGGTGCAGAACAAGAGTTTGAAAAACTACCACCGCTAGTACAGAGGGCAGTCGGACAGCCTAGCAACTTGCGACAATGGGCTACAACAGACATTGACAGTATAGAGAACGTCATACAGTCAAACTTCTTGCGAACCTATAGGGCGGTGCTTAACAGGGACAAGGACAAGCAGAAACTAAACGCAAGCCTTAGACATCAATTGCCTGAAAGGGAGTTCTACAAAGCCGACACGCAAAACAGCATTGAGCAGAAAACCGACTACAGCGATTGTGTACCAATGCCAGTTGAGATTAAAGAACGACTTAAACAACTACAATAGTCCTAGAACGTCAAATTTGCCACCTAGGACATTCAGAAAGTGCAAAGTTGAGGATTTTACCACCGACAAAATAAAATGTCTTAGAAAGCCTTACAGGACTTCACAAGGGCATATGCGAAAATGAGCGAAGTTTGGTTGAAGTTGTGAGTGAAGTTGTGTGAAGTAAATTAGTCTAAACTAATCAAAACTTCGTGTAAGCGATTTTAAGACAAGAAAAAGTAACAAGTGAATAAATTATCAAAAGAGCGAATAAAACAGCTTCTAGGTACGCTAGAGCGTGTCAGAGGGGCATTGTAAACGAATGGAAAGGAGTAAGGAGATTTGACTAGTCACCAAAGGTATACCTTTTACTCCGAGAATAAGAAAATGGAACAGCATAAAAAGAAAATCAAATGTGAGATATATAGGGATTCAATGCAGAATTATAAAAAATACGCAATTCCACCAGCCCAACTTATCATAGCAGACGTGCCATATAATGTTGGAAATAACTTCTATGGGAGCAATCCTATGTGGTATGTAGGTGGAGATAATTCCAACGGAGAAAGCAAATTAGCGGGAAAATCAGCTTTTAATTCAGACTTCAATTTTAATCTTTACGAGTATTTTCATTTTTGCTCAAAGATGTTGAAGAAAGACGATAATAAGCCAGTTCCAAGAGGTAGAAGTTCAAACAGCCCATGTATGATTGTATTTTGCAGTTTTGAGCAAATGAGTACGCTTATTGACGCTAGTAAGAAGCATGGTTTTAACAACTACATTCCGTTGGTATTTGTGAAAAATTACAGCCCACAAGTGCTAAAAGCAAACATGAGGATAGTCGGTGCGACAGAATACGCACTAGTTCTATATCGGGATAAGCTACCAAAATTCAGAAACGGAGTACAAGTTGATGAAAACGGTAAAAATATCCGAGGAACGGGCAGAATGGTCTTTAATTGGTTTTCGTGGGAGAAAGACGGTAAGGACATACCGAAAATACACCCAAGCCAAAAGAGCGTGAAAGTTTTGAAACAGCTTATAGAAATTTTCACAGACGAGGGAGATGTAGTCATAGACCCTTGTTGCGGTTCAGGAACTACATTACGTGCAGCATACGAACTAGGCAGAAGTGCTTATGGGTTCGAGATTGACCGAAATTTCTACGAGCGAGCAAAGAATGAAATGCTAGTTTTTGAAAAAGACAACCAAATGACGATTGATGATTTTATTTAAGTAACAGAGGGAAATTCAAATGGGAAAACGATTAGACAGAGAATATGAGGTACAAGTGGGTATAAGAATGACCGACCTCAATATTGTGAAAGAAGCACAAGAAAAAGGGCTAGACCCACGTGCAGAACTTGAAAAAGAGGTGAGGAAAAGAAATTTGTCAAAATGTGTAATGCAAATTTCTGATAGCTTGTACAGAGAATGGTATACGGCACTAGGTGAAAATCTGCATACCACAGTAAAATGTATGACACTTTACACGCTCAAAGAAAAGTTTGGCTTTGGTAAGACAAGGCTACAGCGATTTCAGGCTGAATTTGACAACCTAATGCAAAATATCATGGACTTAGACTATATGGGCGAACATTATCTCACCATGACGGATTGTGCGGTGGAACTAAACGAACAGTACGATTTAGGGATTGACATAAATCGAGTAGCAGTTTGCCAAGACAGCCACGATGAGAACAACAGACTTTATCGTGATTATACTGGATTTAAGGGTGCGATAGGTTTATTAAGGAGTGAATTATTTAAAGAGTATGTGGCAGCAGACAAGCTAGAAAATCACATGAATAAGGAGATTGCGAAATGGGAGCAGGAGGGAAAAGGCTAAGAAGTGGGCGAAAGCCGACAATCAACAAAGAAATAACAGAGGAACTGGAACGGCAGGTTATATCGCTGTACAGCCAAGGTTACACACAAACGGAAATATGCGAAATGTCGCAGATAACGTGTTACAAACAGCGAATGATTTTTAAAAAATACAACATAAAGGGGCGTGACAATGCAGAAGTGGCAAAAATGAGAAAAGAACGTCAATTTGCACAAGCAGTCGAACATCAGGAACAGCTTTACTGTGATGACGGCAGACGTGCAATCAACTGTAACAAAGAGGGAAAGATATGCAAGTACCACACGAAAAATTCCGAGTGGAAATGCAACTATATCGGCATGAAAAAGCATATGCGAGGCTGCGACCCGACAATGTGTACGAAATGGCAACCAAAAGAAAGGAGAAAGAAGAATGTGGCACAGGATAAATCCACAGAAAATAAGCTCATATCCGACACCGTATGAGAGAGTGCTAATCCGAACAAATAACGACACTTATACTGGATATGTCAACAGAGATTTTGATGTGTGGTTCATTGACGGATTAGTTGGTTTTAGATTTGATAATGACAAGGTTATAGCGTGGCGAAAATTACCGAAATTCAGACGAAAGGACAATGAGAAAATGACGAAAATACAGCTTTTAGGAACATTCATTGTGTTTATTCTAGGGTTCGTGGGAATGAGTTTTTGGGTAGGTGATGATGAATGATTAACACACAATTATTTCTTTTAATAGCAAGTGTTATTATAATGATAGCCTACATCAAAATCGCACAAATAAAGACTGGAATTTTACGTGTGATGTATGGAATTGTTGCGGTCTTATGGGCGGTTAATGTAGTGGTAAATTTATATTATTATGTGAGGTGAGGGAATGGCAAATAGACACGAGATATGGGAATTGCGACAAATGCAGTCGCTACCGCTAGACGCAAAGATTAAGAAAACCCAACAGCGAATTAAAGAATGGGTTGACGTTTATGGAGAGGACGGAGTTTATGTATCATTCAGTGGTGGCAAAGATAGCACAGTTTTGTTAGATATTGTACGCAAGATGTACCCAAACATTTTGGCTGTATTTTGCAACACAGGGCTAGAGTTGCCAAGTGTTAGAGAGTTCGCACTTTCGCAAGAAAATGTGTTGGAAATCAGACCTAACATGAATTTCAGAGAGGTAGTCACGAAATACGGCTACCCTCTAATCGGCAAAGAAGTTTCCCGAGCATTGTGGGAAAGTAGGCATATAAAAACAGAAAAAACTGGAAAATTTAGGCTAGAGCAATTTCAACTAAATAATGGGTTAAATTTCTATCGAGATTATTCAAAATGGAATTTTCTATTAGAAACACCTTTCGAGTTGTCACACAAATGTTGTGGCGAAATGAAAAAAAAGCCGTTGCATAAAATAAAAGATAAGCAACCCATTACAGCACAAATGGCAGATGAAAGCCTAATGCGTACCTCACAATGGCTACAAAAAGGGTGTAATGCGTTTAATACTAAAAATCCAAGAAGTAATCCCATGTCATTTTGGCTAGAAAACGATATTTTAACATATATCGTGAAACATGATTTACCAATTTCAAAAGCGTATGGAGAAATCGCCAGAGATTATGAAAAAGACGGACTTTTGCAAGGACAGACTGATTTATTCAGCGAATGTGGCTTAAATTGTAATTATAAAACTACAAAATGTCAGAGAACAGGCTGTTGCTTTTGTGGTTTTGGGGTTCAACACGATACTGGGCGATTTGTATTGTTAGCAGAGCAAGAACCTAAACTATGCGATTATGTAATGCGTGGCGGTGCGTTTGACACAGACGGAATGTGGAAACCGACAGTAGACGGAATGGGTTATTGGTTCGTGCTGGAATGGCTAAATGTACATGGAAATTTACAGATTGGCATACCTAATAAGGAATACTACCTAGAGAAGTACCAAACAGACAAAACAAGGAAATATTTAGAAAAGGAGTAATACCTATCCTAGTGAAACTAGGTTGTATCGTGGAGAAAAGTTATGACGATACGTAAAATAAATCATAGTGGCTAGTAGTTAAAAGCTACACATAGCAATCTAAAATGTTAACCATATCGCTTAGATAGCGTTGTGGTTGGTATGAAAGAATTAAAAATATGTTGGGTAAGTGCAGGTATATCTAGCTTTATGGCAGGATATTTAGCAGGAAATGTTGATGAATGGATTTACATTGACATTCAAGACCAACACCCCGACAGTATTAGATTTATCAAAGATTGTGAAAAGGCAATCGGAAAGGAAATACAGATATTAAAGTCGAGTGAATATAACTGTGTAGAGGATTGTGTTCGTGCTTTTGGTGGTTTTAGAAACCCACATAATGGTTTTGCACCATGTACGAATTATCTTAAAAAGCGTGTCCGTAAGGAATGGGAAGAACAGCACAAGGACTATGAATTAACCTATGTATGGGGATTTGACTTAAAAGAAAAAAATCAGAGCCGAGCGAACCATAGAGGGCAATCTTTCCATAGCCGAGCCAAACTTGAACGTGAGATAGGCTACTCAATCCTAAAGGACAATGACGAAAAACCGATATTTCTTGACGAATTAGAACCAAACAGAGGGAATATGAATACCGAGATATTCCCTGATTGTAGCATTATGTGCTACATAGCAGAGAATGAGAAAAGGAGTGAGTAATGGACACTAGCAAATGGAACAAAATAGAACCGAGAGAAATACCACATAACAGCCCTATTTGGGAAAAAGTTGACACCTCTACATTGCCGTCAGACGGATATAACGAGTGTGCCAGAGTTTTAAACTCATATGTAAGGGCAGAATGTTTAGAATGTAAGCATTATAGCATGAAAAAGCCTTGTTTTGGCTATATAGCTTGCGTACCATGTTTTGAGAAAAAGGAGTAATTAAGAATGACAGATTTATATAATTCCAACACAGATTTTAAAACTTTTGTAGACAAGTATTGCACAAAGCACAATCTGACAGTCGAACAGGCACTTGAACACAAGATTGTGAAACTGTATGCAGATGAGTGCAGGAAATTGAGTGAAAGGAAGTGAAAATGCAATGCTAGTACCAGCAATATGTTATAAAGACGAGATAGAAAGGCTGTTTGCGAGGGAAATATATACGGATAAATATTTCTATTATTCAGGATACGCTCACAGCCACGAACTACCAAATATATCAGCCAAAGATTATGAATACCAATACGCCATAGTTACTAGTGCCGACAAACTTATAGGCTATCTTGCGTATAGAGTAGATACATCTAGCAACTGTGCTTATAATTTTGGGCTTTACAGTTTTGACAAGGGAAATCCACTAATTGGAAAAGATTTATTTGGAAAAATGGAAGAACTAGTAAAACAATATCATAGAGTAGAATGGAAAATGATAAGCGGAAATCCAGTCCAAAGGCATTATGACAGATTTTGCGTGAAACATCATGGGAATATCGTTGTTTTGCATGATGTATGCAAGGACAGCAAGGGCAAGTGGCATGATGAGCATATCTACGAGATTGTGAATGAAAGGAAGTGAGGGTATGGAAAGGCTGACCGAATACATTGAGGAAACGCCTACCGTATATGGTTGTGGCAAAAATTGCAAACATGATTACAAATATTGCAAATATAAGAAAGATGACTGCCCAACGCTAGATGATATTATAGTAAAATTAGCAGAATATGAGGACATGGAAGAGCAGGGCAGATTGATTAAATTACCTTGCAAGTTCAACAGTATATTATATGTTGTTGATAAAGAATTGAAAAAGATTTTTGAAGTAAAATTGCAAAGTATTGAGGTAATGAATTTAGGCTTGGCATTTAACGGAGTTTGGAATGACGGAACTGATGAAGCAACTTCATTTGCACTTAACGAAGAATATTTTGGAGATTTTGTATTTCTAACAGAGGAAGAAGCACAACAGGCATTAAAGAAGCAGAAAGAGGTGGAATGAATGAGATTAATTGACGCAGATACACTTTTAGAAAACTACAACCTGAAAAATATGCACAAGTACAATGCAGACGGAAGTTTAAACAGAGAAGCCACGAATACACTTATGCTGTATGAAGTTGCAGATATGATAAAGGACGCACCGACAGCGTATGACGTGGACAAGGTACGCAAGAAACTATCAGAAGCGAAGGACATAGATAATTTAATCGACTGCGACCATGCAATCAAAATTGTAAAACAAGGTATAAACAATATTTAAAAATAGGGGGCTTGCCATGCACAACTTTCACAAACTAAGCAAGCCCGAACTTGATTATCTAAGGGAAAACTGTAATTTCACCGCAGATGAAACCAAAATGATTGAATATTTAAGCAATGGAAAATCCTACATGGAAGTATCGTTAAAAATGAATTGTTCCATTGCAACCATAGCAAGGAAAGTCAGAGGAATAAAAGACAAGGTAGAAAGGAGTGAGAACATGGATAAAAAGAAAATCCCAACATGGGAGAAGCTAAACCTCACAGTCGAGGAGGCAGCAGAATATAGTGGAATAGGAATAAACAAACTGTATGACATGATTAAAAGTCCGTCATGCACCTATACACTCTATGTAGGCAAAAGAACACTAATTAAACGGAAAGCCTTTGAAAAGTACCTAGAGGACATAGACGAGGTATAATTATAATACGTGACAATTTAAAACAATATATTGAAGTATAAGCCTTTTTATGGTATACTAAAGTATCATATCAAGGCTTTTCTCGAATAAGGAGGTATGTAAACGTGGGAAAAGACCTGAAAGGTAGGGAATTGGGAGAGGGAATAAGCCAGCGGAAATCTGATAGCTTGTATTCTGCAAGGTTTACAAGCAAGCAGACTGGAAAGGTTGTCCAGAAATATTTCCCCAAATTAAGTGACTGCAAGAAATGGCTCATTGAAGCTAAATATAATGATGAATATGGTACAACAAGTGTAAATGAGAACATGACGGTGGAAACGTGGTTTAACTATTGGATTAAGAATGTGGGTGGCATTAAAGAGAATACTATATTGTCATACAAAAGGCGTTTTAGAAATAACATTAAACCCATTATAGGGAATAAGCCCAT